ATATTCTGCAACAATTCAGTAGTAATGGTAATAGAATCAGGTATTAATTTAAAATCTCCGGAAGTTGGGAGGGTCGTAACATCCACAAGAGAGCTATCAATCATTATCACGGCTCGTTTATGTGTTGAATTATTACCCCAAACACCCTCCGAATTTGTTTTCAATTTCACAATCTTGGCATTATCACCCGTTCCCAGTTGGGCGCGCCATCCCTTACACTCTCCATAATGGAGATAGAATGAGTTACCCAATGCGTTAGGCTGTATTGTGGAACCCTTGCGCTCAAAAGTACCCGTTAGGCCATCGGAAACATTGACAGAAAGATGATCAGTCCAAGCCATAGTCCCAACATCCCAAAATTGAAGAATAAAGCTTTCAAAATTGATATTTGATAAGTGAAGCCCCCCCACATCATTAAGGGCCAAGCTTGGTTCATTGGCTCCAATTGTAGCATCCATTAAAACGCCAATTGTCTGATTAGCAGTATCATTTTTAGAGCGCCAAACGATTCTTGGGCTGGATGCTACTTGATGGAAGACATTTTCAATAGGAAAATCATATCTTGGGTCTATTTGATATTGATCTCCTTCTCTAGCCGGTGATTCTTTGGCTGTAAGATTTAAGCCCTGGTCAATATAGACATATCTGGAAAACGGTGGATATGTAGCGGAACGAAGGGAAGAATCATCTATTACGCCCTTTGCACCTCCTAGCCCTAGATGAAATTCAGTCCATCTCGAATCGGATGTGGAAGAAGCAATATTCCCCCATTCTAAAGAATTCCCGGCTCCGGTTCCCTGAGCTCCCAAAGTAACAGAAATCTTGTTCCACTTCTTAGCTTGTTTTTCATCCCAAGTTCTCCAAAACACTTCACATTTTTCTTGACTTGTTGATACCATAAATTCAATAAAATTAGTCATTGAAATGGCTTGTGTGTGAAGGGTTGTAGCGTGATCTCTAACTACGAATCCGGTTGTACTGAATCTAATTCTCATTGTCCAGGCTGTTACCCCAGTATCGGCATTTTTAACAACGGCTATTTGATCGGAAGAAGATGACCCGCCCGCATCCACTTTTAATTTAAATCTTATAGTCTGGCTCGGATTAGTCAAAGCTCCACCGGCTAGCGTGAAATATCTAGTGTTTGAGCTTGTTTGAAGCCTTAATCCTGTTGATGTTAAGCTTTTTGCTCCGGCTCCGGTTGTAGTCCATAGGGTGGAATCTTGTGGCTCAAAGTGAGATAGCCAAGAAGTAACATAATAAAAATATTGATAGAAATCCGGCTGATTAACCAAAGCTGGATAAGTTACAGAAGAATAGCCCCCCAGAGATATCCCTATTATACTATTATTAGTCTGGCCTAAAAGAATCGCATATCCTTCCCAAAGACAAGATTTTAACCTGTCAATAGAAGAAGGAGCCTCGGCACGATAAATTTTTCCGCTTGTGGTCCCTGGATTATCCCCGGCTATATATTCCCAATTCTGCCCAAGATCACTGGAAACAAAACCAATAATATTATTATCCGTTAATTTTGCAGCTACATAAATTCTTCCATCCTGGAACCAAGAAGTCATAGAACCATCTTCTAAGATAGTTCCACCTTGCGCATTGGTTCCAGAGCTGCAGAAATTTAATAGTCCGTTAGAAATCTGAACTGATTTTTCAGTTTCAAAATCTCCACCAAAGAAAATGGAAACATCCGGAACGATCATATTTTTTAATTCTTGTGTCCCTGATATATAAGTGACCGAGTATTGACCATCATCTAAAGCAATTGCGGAAAGCTCATGATAATCTTGAAAACCGCCGGCTCGAATAGATTGGAAGGTTGTTCCTTGATCTCTTGACACAAAAGAAACGAAATCATTTCCACCCCCGACTCCCTGGCCAATCAATTCGATAACCAAGACCACGTTATTATTAACGGTGATTAGATTGGTTTTTCCTAGCTCCTTTCCGTAAGTTGGACCAGTTATTCCAATAAAGATTCGATAAGGACCCACCAAGGCTCTTGATGATATCTTGGTCCAGTTCTCAGCTTGATCATAAGACCGCCACACAACCATATTAATATAATCTTCTTCTGTATAATCAAAATAAGCGACCAATATAGACCCATCCGAAAGCTGAACGATCATTGGCCTGGCTTCGGTATCGGTTGTAATATTGCTAGAGAAAAACACCTTTTTTTCTACGATAGGCCCGTTTCTTTCTTGTTTAAATAATTTGATTGCATGTAATCCTGTAATGGAAATAAATTCCGTTACAATATACAAATTCCCTAGATTATCCCCTATACCATCGGAATTGCGATATCCAGCGTTCAAAGAATAAGCTAAATATTTGGAGTCAGTAATAACATTAGAATGATTCTTCCCTATGTCTATATTATCAGATCCCGACCAAACAAAACCAGCGGACCCCGGGATCCCTCCGGTTTGGGTTTCAATGTTGATAATATCTTCTTGGGACCCTGCACAAGATAACACTAGCCCCGTGTTTATTTGTTTGGGTTCTGGGATTCCAGCCCTGGGATTAGCCTGGCTAAAAGAACTCTCTCCAATCCATATATTATCTTTTGTGATCTGAGCTTTGGGAATCAAAATTCCTCTAAGATTATTTGGTGTAATATCAGCCATTACATTCCCCTCATTCCGGTTTTTCTTGGAGTCTTAAATCCGATTTCTCTTGCGAACCGCCCAAAGTGTCTAAACGGTTGGACCACGACCACTTCACCGCCATTATTACCCTGTTGTAACTGTTTTACGCCTTGCTCTCCACCTATTCTTCTAACAGTAGCCCGATCCAATACAGCTTCACCCCTGAGGACTCTCGCGCCCATTTCATCATTGGCCATTCCTCCCATGTGAAAGCTTGGTGGTTGTTGTGAGCTAATTGTGGCCATTTGTGCCGCCCCGGTAGCTCCAATCAAAGAAGCCAAGACCACTCCGCCCGGTCCTGGATAAGTGGCCAAAGCATTAACAATTCCCTTGGCTGTATTCATCGCCGTTTCAGCTAATGCAGCACCTTGGCGGAGCGCGAAAACCTTGGCCGCCGCTTTTCCTTCATCTTTTGCATTACTTTCCACAAGATCAGCAATTCCACCTAACATATCAGAATAAGCTAAGAATGTTTGATGGGCCACATCTAAAGATTTCTTCTTTTCCTTGTCAAGCTGATCTATTCTTGTCTCGTGAATTGCCTGGTTTCTTTCCGCCTCTATATTATCAATTGCTTCTTGTACTCCAGCTTGTTCTTCTGCCTTTTCGGCTAGCTCTTGGAGCCGTTCAATTTCCTTATCATATTTTAGATTAATTTGATCTATTTCGGAGCCGGAAATCTTTATCAATTCATCAGATAATTGTTCTCTTGCGGCCAAAATAGCATTTTCAGATTCGGCTTGTTTTCTTCTGAATTCTTCTATATCACCTAATATTTGAGCTTCTCTTTCTGCTAACAAAACAGCTCTTTCCAAAGCTTCATTTCTATCTTTTTCGGCCTCGGCTAATCTCTCGGCTTCTTCTGCCTGTTCAAATTCAAAATCAGCCAATTGGCCAGCCATTTCCACCGATGCTTCTTGCATCTTATTAAGGCCACCCAAATTCTTTTCCATTTCCGCTAATTGATTTTTAGCCTGTTCATACATTTGGAATAAGGCTTGGGCTTCTTTTGTTCCCTTTTGGGTAATATCTAAATTGTTACTCGCGGAGCTTGTTTGTAATTGTAGCGTTCTCAATTGCTCTTTCTGTTCATCGGAAATCACCATTTGAGATGATCCAAGCTTTAAGGCTGAATTACCTAAGCGATTTACTAAATCTAATTCTCTTTTCTTTTCTTGGATTAGCGTTTCTTGTGCCTGAATATTATCTTCTATCCCTTCAAAAGCTGCCCGTTGTGCCTGTTTAATTGCGTATTCATATTCACCAATTGCCCCGGTTACAAAATCGATTCTTTCTTCTAATTCTCTATAAGTAGAAGCGGCTTCTAACAGGTTATTTTCTTGGTCTTTCTGGGTATTAATCAAAAGCTTTTGAGCTTCCCTGTATTCAAGAGTTAATTGTTTTACTCTCTCTAGTTCTTTTTTATGAGACTGATATCCTAGTGTAAGCGCTCCGATTGCAATAGCAGCGGCGACCACATAAGGATTTAGATTCTTGAAGGACATTGTCAATCCTTCGGCTACTGCAAAAGTATCGGCCAGACCATCAGCAGCTTCCGCCAATTGTGGATTCACTTCTCTAAGAGCTAAACCAACGGAAGAAAAACCGCGGTCGATATCTCCACTTGCATCTGCCACGCCCTCCATTTTATGCTCAGCTCTAGCGGCCGATTGTGCCATTAGATCAAATTCTTTGGCTCCTCTTGTGGCTGATCTGGAAGCGGCTTGGGCTGATTTCTTGTTTTGTTCAGAAGATTTCTTAGCAGCTTTTTCGGCTTGTTTGAGCTGTCTGTCAAGAGCGGCCACCATCTTCTTGGCTTCTTGATCTGTGATATTTGGGATTGATTTCAATTTAGCTTTTAAATCGGAAATATTGGCCTTGTATGAAATTTCAATGCTTTTCTTTTCGGTCGCCATAATTACACCCTTTTCATTAGATCATTCGCTAATGCTTTTACAATTTTATTGGAAGATTTATTTAACGGCTTAACCAATAATTCAGTAGCTGCCCTTCGACCTTGTGGTAATATGATCTCTTTTCCATCTTTATTTTTAGAATCTTCTCCAAATTTTATCGCCCAAGAGTAGGGAGCGTCATTCCTAAGAAAGACCTCAATTTGCCCATTGGCTGTAACCCTGATCCCCCTTCTAAATTTTTGATATGACTTCTTAGAAGTCCTTCGGAAAAATACGATATTCCCTTCATTATCTTTCCGGATCATAGGCTTTCTTTTTGGCCAATCTTTTCGAGCTTCCTTTTCAATTATAGATAATTGTTCATCCATAATTTTTTCAGCTCCGGGCGCTACGGTTTTCAGAAAATCCAAGAATACTTCTTCCATATCTTCCGAGATTCCCACGGTTGAATTTCCTGATTTGTAGTTTTTTGCCATTTTTATTTTCCGATTTCTTTGGAGATCATTTCTTCCATTCTAGCCCTTTTCAAGGCCGATCGCCTATCTTTTATTTGTTCCGGGCTTGAATGTGCCAAACGATAATCCGCTAGAATCTTAACCTGGTTCTCTTGGCTTAAACTATAAAACCATTCGGGATCTTGATTCCAGTCCTTAGAAATGCGAATCGCTAAAAGATCAAGTGATCCTTTAGCACTTAGGAAAAATTTGCGGTTTGCTCCACATCATCTTCCGTTGGAATTGCTTTCATCATTTCGACTAGAACAAGAGATCCCATTTCATAGACATCCGATAACAGAACACCACTTCCCAAAAGCCTATCCATTATCTTGTGACCAAACAATATAGGATCACCACTAGCTATTTTATAAGCCGGCAAGATTTTCGCGTGATCTACTCCCACGGCTATCGCTGCAGCACAAAGGCGGCCAAGCTGGGCCCGGTTTGGTTCGCTTCCCCAGATAGATACGAAATCCACACAAGTAGCCAAAGATTTCGGCATGTGGATTTCGTGTTCTCCTAACTTTTTTAAATTCAGCTTCATTTTGTACCTCTTTAAAAGCTGTTAATATTAAACTGGCCCAGTAACGACAGAACCACCGTAACAAGTGAAATTCAATGTGAAAGCACTTGGATCACCTTCCGCAAAATCCAAAGAACAAACACATTTTGATAATGTAACAGTATGATCCGCATCATCGCCAAAATCAGTTCCTTCCGCGGTGTATCTAAAATCAATACAGTAATGTTCTACATAAGGCACCCCGGTTACACCAGTAGAAATATTAGCACTATAATTCCCGGATTTATTGATAAAATCTCTAACCGATCCGGCTTCCGCTCCATCAGTAAATTGGCGGAAATGGAAAGAAAATGATCCAGTAATAGCTTGCTGATCTTGTTTTCGAATTGCGGAGAAATTACCACGATCCATTACGACAAGCTCACTAAATTCATTTGGTTCTGAAAAAGAGAAGTTTCCATCTTCATAAGCTACTTCCAGAATCACTGGGGAACCAGTTCCATCGATTAGCTCTATTTTACCATCTCTTTTTGTTTTCGGTACGACTGAATAAGCCATGTTAATCTCCTGTTATATTTTATTGTATTGTGTGTAATGCGATAAATTCTAGTGTGATTATAACATATTCTTGGCTCTCTGTGACATCACGAGTTGAACCTTCATATCTTATAGTAAATTCGTTATTAGCGGAATAAGCTTCTAAGACCTTTTGGATCACTTCTTGTTCGGTATCCATTGAAAGATCGTAGTCAGTTGGATATATATCTAGCGGTCTGAGCCGATACGAAAAGATCACTTGAACCGGAGTGGAAACATATACCCCCACGGATCTTCTTTGTCTTTCTTCCATCGCGGTTGAAGATGCTAATTTGACCCCAAAAGCTAAATTGGCCACGGTGTTTTCCGTTCTACCAAAGAAGTCCGGGCTATGCTTTGTTTGTTGAAAGCCAGGAAGGGAACCAACCTTGGAAGCTATTTCTGATCTAACTTGGGAGAATTTTACAGCCATTATCTTCTTCTGCCTCGTGAGCTGCCAGGATTACAAAGATAAATTACAGGCTGTTTGGCTACTCTTTGATTTGGAGATTCAGAAGTTCCGGAATGATCAAAATCATAAATGAAATTTATTTGTTTCCACGCGTGATGATATTGTCTGAAATGTTCCCCGGCGAGATCCAAATAACGCCCGTTGGATTGGCCTAAGCTCGAATGGAAATCTCGGAATATATAATACAAAGTTAGATTCTGATGTGCTTCTCGGAATGATTCCGCGCTCATAACAAGATATTCCAGGCCACCACCTTCTTGTCTTAACTTCTGGATCATTGTGTACCAAGCTTCATCTATATATGTTTGGTAGGAAGTTAGATTGGATGGTCTTATATCTGCCAGCTGAGAATAAGTGGAAGTTAGATCACCATCGGATATCACTGGATATAATCTTCTCTTAACCAGGGCCGCGTTTCTTCTAAATATAAAGGGTGACCCTTCAAGCGTTACGGTCCATTCCTGGACATATCCTTCCCCTAAATTCAAGCTATCAGATAGAAGGGAAGCGGAATGTGTGTATTGTGGAATATTCCCCGGATAAGTAGCCGTGGCATTATCCACAGTTTTGGACCCATCCGGAGCAATTAAAGTATACTTGACCCCAGTAGGAGAAACCAAAGCGCCATCCCGATATATCGGAAGTAGGGAAGTTTGTGATTTTCCTCTTTCCAATAATTCTGGGACTTTTATTTGTGGAGCGTATGGAGTCGAAGAATTCATTTTAATATCCTATGATATATTTCCATTCCCTGAGATTCATAATCAGTCATAAACTTTTTCATATCGTTTAGAATTTGATAGTGTTCGTTTAATTTGATCTTTACTTCTGGGATGTGCTGTGATCCAGATAATCTGTTTATTGTTTTTTGGTGGCTAAATGTTTGAAGTTCCCAAAAGTGAGGCTCTGGACTGGGAAGAATGTTATTTATGAGCAAATTACACGACCACCGCCAGAAAGATTCTTTATCCATTTTTTTAATAATTTGACCACCTACCACGCGAATTTCCAGCCATTTCGGAACGTGATATTTTCCGCCTCTTACTGGATAGATATGCATATAGTCATATTGTTGTGGAGAAAGATAGATCCAGCCCTTTTGTTGAAGTCTTCCGATTCTTGATCCAGCTTCACCAATTTCACCGCTAATTTGATGCACTCCATTAACACCAGGAACAATTCTTTCCATTCTGATATTAGGAACAAACAATCCAATTCTTTCCATTTCGGGGTCTTTCTTCTTGGATTCTTTTGGAACATTGAAATAATGAAAGGACCAGTTTGTAGGATGAAATTTATAATAAAAAGGGTGATTCGGTCTGGTTGGAAGTGTTTGGGGAGCATCCGGTTTAGACATAGCCCAAGGTTGTGGTTTAATATTCATTGTGTACCTCTACTAATATTTGATATAAATGAGGAAGAATAAACCATCCTTCCCCATATACTTTTTTTTGAACTTTAGATTTAAACCAAAGTAGCAATTTCAACACCGCGATCATCATCAATGATAGCCAAACCAAGATAGGCATGTCCAACAATGCGAGTCAATGCTTTTGTTGCATCGCGATCCATTTCGATTACGACTTCGCCCATTTCCATTGTTTCAGCAGCTCCCGGAAGACCGGCTGGTGTTCCAGTAGCGAAACCAATAGCACCAGGTCCCCACATAGCAGCCGCATAATTAGAGCCGTTATCTGGAACATAGGAAGAAGTATAAATCTCAACGCCCATGAACGCGCCTTTATAGTGTGATCCCTTAGCAGAAATCGCTTCATAAGAAGGAGCTACGAATTGGAGAATACCAGTTGTCTCCGAGCGGATAGAATCTTGAAGCTCAGCAAATTGAGCCGGAGCCAAAACACAAACGTAAGGACCAGGAGCGCCTTTTCCACTATCAGCAGCTTCAAGGGTCTGTATAGCATCAAGGAAAACCGAAACCGACATAGCAGCAGCAGAACCAACCTGAGGAGTAAAACCACCAAGTAAAGCACCTGTCAAATTAGCGAAACGTGCTTCATAAGAACGAGCGATTGATTCAGCGATACGGAAAGGATCAATATCACCGCCACCCATTCCAGTCATACTGGCCATATCCGTAATTGAATACGCGAGAGCTTGTCTTTTTACTACAACATCAACATGACCATCAGTTAAAGCCTTATCTGAAACAGCATCGGCCTCGGTTCCTGAAGAAAATTCAGACCAACCATCTTCACCATCAAGAAACGCTTTTCTAACGCGAATTGTATCGGAACCCATTCCATTTATAGAGCCAACGAAGTCCATATAAGGAGTGTTTCGGAGGTTAGTAGAATCAGTCAAAAGAAGTTTAATTTCTTGTGAAATCATTTGAGCTAGTCGAAGATCACCGACCAGACTTGTATTGGTAATAGTCATTTTTACACCTATTTTTTATATTAAATTTTAAGTTGGTTATTTTCTCTTTTGGTGTCCTGTTTTTTACGGGAACGACCCGACCAAATTCAATTACAGAATATATCAAAAATTATCATTTTGCAACAAAAAAACCCTTGGCTCAAAAGAACCAAGGGAAATCCGAGAGGTACACCCCGAAACTTTTTTTGAGAGATTACATAGAAACTAAGATCTTTAGTCCTGTTTTATTTGTTCCTGCTTTAATTTTACAGTTGTTTCCATCTGTTAATTGAACATCCAATTGAACCAAATTGTCATTAGAGTCATAAGCTGACACATGAACAAATTTCTTTCCTAATTGATGATTCAATGTAAGGAAAGTATTAGCTGTTAAGCTGATAGCGTTAAATTCTGTTCTAAGATCATTAAGATCAACCGAAAGATTACCGTTTGCATCGTTGTAATTCAAAATGTTTTCTGCAATAGCAGAATCAATCTGAACAGCAGCACGAGCACGAGCATCAGTGTAATAAAGGTTAGTTCCTTCCGCTACATCATCAGTATCAGCATTTAAAGAGATAACTCCGGCAGCATAAGCAAGGCCGGACCCTGAAATGCTGATAGCACTTTGAGCACGAGCTTCTGTGAAGTAAAGGTTAGTTCCTTCTGTCACATCGCCAGTATTTCCAGTGAAAGAGTAATCGCCACCGCTAAAAGTTAAACCACTTCCAGCTGAGAACTGATTAAAAACACCAGACAAAGGAACAGACAAATTACCTGTTGCTTGATCTACTGATAACAATTGAATTTCTGGACCAACAACCGAAGCAGCTTGAACAGATCCACGCGCGCGAGCTTGAGTGAAATAAAGGTTAGTTCCTTCTGCCACATCATCAGTATCAGCATTTAAAGAGATAACTCCGGCAGCATAAGCCAAGCCAGAACCTGAGATGCTAATAGCACCTTGGGCACGAGCATCTGTGAAATAAAGGTTACTTGCACCTTCGCCGACTCCATCAGTATCCGCATTGAAAGAAAATACACCGTTAGAAGCATCATAAGCCAAGCCAGAACCAGCAGAAAAGAATCCTTTGATATCTGTTGAATCCGCTTGAATTGCTCCGGTAGAAGAATTGTAAATAATTCCGGTTCCGCCTGAGAAATACGATCGAACTTCTGATCCCGAAACATCCGAGCCTTGAATTTCTGTAAAATCTGCAGTTGTTCCAGCGCTTCCACCATTATGGATGAAAGTTTCAGTACGATCTGAGCTTGTATTTGTGAGGATCAACATGTCCCCTTCTTGAAGCTCATTTCCAGCTGAATAATTATTAGTTACCCAATCAGCCAAAGAAGTTTCAACGGCATCAACGCTAACATCAGTTACAGCCAAAGACTTAATTTTAAGTTGCTTTTCGCCATTAACGATTAGAGTTTCAGCAAGGACAGAAGAATCGCTATGGATTCCCATAATTGCATTTGCTTCGAGCCAAGATTTTCGGACCGCGTGATTATCTGCCGAGGGATCATTTTCGAGCTGAACGCTACCTTCAAAAATTACATTAGGATTAAAAAAATTCATTGTTCTCTATCTCCGATTGGATTCAAATATATAAGGGGTTTTTCCCTAGAGGTATCTTATCTCAGAAAGATACTTCCTGATATTGAATTTTGGAAACTTACAACCAATTCATTTTCTGAATTGTGAGTAACATCACAATAAGCCATCTGATTATTGACAACGCAATAGACAATTGGCCTATAACCTAAATTATGAGTTATCGTTAGGTTGTTCGTGTTTGAAAAATTAATGATTTGAGGTCGGGAAATTGGATTATATATTTTAGCCATTATCCCTCCTCAAATATAATATTTATATCGGCCGATCCTGAGTTTTCCGTGCATATGTATACGGATTGAGTTCGGTTATATCCTTTAGCCAATTTGAATTCAATTGTTCCCCCTGAATTCACTTCTATTCGATGTGCACTAGGCGCGCCGGCATCTTCACCCTCAAAAGAGACAAAGATTTTATGATCTGGACTCTGAATAGTCATATATCCGGCATTACTGGGGAACATCACTTGGGTATTTGTTGTATTTGCTGAAAAAGTCCTGTTTATTGGGAAGCTGTTCAGCGATCTATAATCTAACATAACATTTCACCCAATTTATCTTTGTTTCCAAGCTGACCGAATAGAATCGCGGTTTGCTTTATAGAACTCGAAATCTTCCGCGCCTCTTTTGAGCATATCAGTAGATTTTACCGGGGCCGATTGTGCTCCTCTATTGGTTTTCGGTGGAAGCATTATTGGCTGTTCTTCTTGGATGGTTTGGGATTCTTCTTGTGGAGCTTGAGAAGTTTGTGGAGCTTGAGAAGAATTAATCAGATGGGGAGCTAGGGCGCGTGGAGCTTTGGAAGGATCTTTCTTGATTTCACCTAACCAATCATACAAGCTCGGAGCTTCTTCTAATCCCTTGGTGGCCTTTTGATAACTCCATTCAACCATTTCTCTAAGGTCTTCATCCGGGAATCCCATTTCAGCAATTGCCAAGTGTCGTTCATATTTTGATTCGGATCTCGTTAGTTCTTCCCCTAGGTTTTTTATCTGAGAATTCAATGTTTCCAGTGTTTCCAGTTTTCCAGCTTGGGTGTCTAATTGATCTTGTAATGTTTTAGCAGCTTCTTCCGCTTCAATTGCTCTTGATGATAATTTCTGAATTCTGTCTTTTAATGCAGATTCCATTTCTGATTTTAGAACGTATGTAAAGCCCTCATGCTCTATTGTTTTCATTTTGTACCTCTTTGAGTTGTTGTAAATAAATATAAAAGTTTTCAATTGCCAAAGCTGCGGAATCCCACTTCATTTCCAAGGCGATATCCAGGAACAATGGAAGATGATCTAATGGAAGCCAATGATCTTCCAGTCCTTCACCAAGAAGATCTTGGGTAGAAGAATATTCACAATCCTTGTGAGCGGCGCGAATTGTTTCGGAGAGAGATTCCACTCCATTCGATAACCATTCTAATATTGACCTTTCATCTAAAGGTTGTCCACAATGTGAGCATATCATAAAAATTCGGCCCGTTCCATTTTGATCTGTCTTAGATATTCACGGGCTTCCCGTTCATCCATGTCATCATACATCATCATAATAGCAGTAACAGGGGAAATTAATCCAGCCTGCATTTTCTGGATGATATCTTCTCTTTGGGATCTCATTTCATCCGGGGTTAATGGCATCGAATGATAAGACACGCGATATCCATCTTCTGGAAGATTGGTTCCCAAAAAACGATTGGATAACATAGCAGTTTTTGCCAATAGTTCTTCATCACCCATTCTAAAGACCGGAGCGAATTTCTTTTGAGCTTGTCTTTGGCCAGCCCTAGACACCGACAAAGCATATCCGGACCGCGCTTCTCCACTTGATGATCTTGATATATCACTTGGAGAAAGACCGGCGGCCAATCCCACGCGGACCTCATATTTTGATATACTTTCAAGAAGCGCATGGGGATCAGTTGGAACCGCGAACGACCCGACAAGCGGCTGGCCCTGTGCATCCGGATCTTGCGTAAAGACCAGGA